CGCTGGTACTCTCAAGTTGCGGATTCCTGTCCAAGCCCCCGTCTGCCCCGTACACACCGCCTCAGATGCCCCCGTTGCCAGCGGAGATAGCGTTCAAGCAACAGCCGAACTTGACCGAGAGACTGCTAAAAATCTTATCGCCATCACAGACGATGGAGACAAAGCCATCCGACAACTGAATGCTTGTATAGATGCGTACAACACTGTTTATCAAACCCTGAAAGGAACAAAATGAACCTGTCTGCCAACTTTACCCTCAAAGAACTAACCAAGTCTGATACAGCCACTAGGTTGGGTCTAGACAATACTCCTGATGATGAGGCATTGGAGAACCTAAAGACTCTTTGCGAAATGGTGCTTCAGCCTGTGCGTGAGCATTTTGGTAAGTCTGTGACTGTGAACTCAGGTTATCGTAGCCCTGAGTCCAATGCCGCTGTTGGTGGGTCTAAGACCAACGATCACTGTAAAGGTCAAGCTGCTGATATAGAGATTGCTGGCATCCCAAATCATGAATTGGCTCAATGGATTATGGATAACTTGGACTACACCCAGTTAATCTTAGAGTTCTACACACAAGGTATCCCTGATTCAGGTTGGGTACACGTTTCCTATGACCCCAATAACCTCAAGAAGCAAGAACTCACCGCCGTTAAGGTTGCGGGAAAGACTCAGTATCTCCAAGGACTACAGGCTTAATAAGCCGCCTACAGAAGTGTTTAGGGGTGAGGTGTTCGAAAAGAATAACCTCACCGCATTTCTCACATAGCCATGCTACGCCGTGATCTACAGTGGTTACCTTGTTCCCATGCTGACCATTCTGTTTGCCGTAGAAGGTTCTTATCTTACGAATCATTTGCTAAGTTTAGCCCGTGAATAGATGGTAATTTGCTGCTTGGATTCAAGCCCAATTTTAGCTTGTGCAGCCTGACCCCATGCCCTACCCTGTGCTATCTGGCGCATCTCCTTGTCTCTTGTCCAGATTGAGGGAGTGCCATCTTTCCAATCGAATACAGTTTTAGGTTTGTTCATGTATTAATCCTGTGGTGGTGTGCAAGTGTGAATGGTGGTCAAGTCTTTTGTGCGTTTACCGCATCGTGGACAGAAGTTGCGTTCTTCTGGCTGTTCCAAGACTTCTTTTTCTCCGCACCAGTTGCATTCTTTCTCAAATGCAATCATTGATTGCTCTGCTGGACAAAAGTGCTGTTTCATTTCTTTGCCTCCTTAATCTCTTTCTGTATTCCTGCACTCGTCTGTAGGAATAGTCTCAAAAACTTAACCCCGCCAAGCCTTACATACTCGGCAAACTCTGATTGGGTGAGGCGCAATGTGATTGCCCTACCCTGCTCTGTCTTCTCTTTCATGTCTTCATGTTCCTGATATAAATAGTCAAGCCATCAATCGTATCTTTCCCAAAGCTAGTTAGCTTCTCAACCTCTAAAGCTACTTCTTCAATGACTTGATTGCGGTCTTGATAGACATAACCATCAAAGGTTTGAATCTGACGCTTGCGGTTCAATGACCTGACAGTCTCCATCTTTATTTTAGACATTCGTTCTATGAAATTAAATGCCTCATCTTCATCAGTCATAGTATTCACCCTTTAACTCAGCAATCAAATTAGTCAATCTAGAGATGCGTTTCTCGTTGTACCCGACAATTGATTGAGCGTATTCAACAGCACTCTCACCCTGCATCTTGCAATGCTGTGCCTCAATCAGTTCCTTTTCAGCTACCTCTAAAGGTGTTCTTGCTCTGAGTAAATCCTTAACGTACTTGATGGTGAGTTCTCGCCAGTTCATGCTTGCCCCTTTTCTTTATTTGAGTCGCAATAATGACTCGTTCAATCTTCTTGCACATATAGCGGTTATCAGGTGTTCTAATCCACTCGCAAGCTGGACACTTCACTCGTCTGCTGCCTTGTTTAGTAGATACAACACAAATCCTATGCAAACGCAGATTCCCAATACGAACCCTGAAATCCCCATTACGGCTACCCAGATGATTGTTTCCCACATTGCTTTTCTCCTTTGGTTTGTTATCTAGGGAATCAAAGTACATCAGAGACACAGCACAAGCAGCAGCAATGACAAACTTGATGAGGGTATTCATTTGCTTTCAGCCGCTAACAGGTCGAGTTCCAAGGACTTCATCTGGTCTTTGATGATGGTCATTTCTTGTTCCATCAGGTCAATTTTCTTCTCAAGACGCTTTCTGGTCATGCTCTCTGCATGAGTCCAACCGATAGCAACGGCATCATTGGCAACCTTGTCAATGAGTTGAATGATCTCGTTGCGGCTCATAAAGCCGCCGACAATGCCTTTAGCTGGCGCTATGCGGTTTATCAATTCTGTGATTTCTGATGCGATGCTCATGCTGTTTCTCCTTGTGGTTGTGGGGTATGCCATGCTGATTGCAAGGCGGTGAAGTTAACTGGCGCAATGGTGACTGTGGACAGGAACAGACCCTTGCCATGCAGCTTGCGCCCCCAATCGTCAGTTGCCTTGGTATTGGTCAACTCCTTACGCTTAACAGCGTTGTAGACGCTGGTAGGCTTGTAGCCAGCCTCTACCAACTCATCCATTGACCGATGCTCTTGGCAGAAGTCTTGAAGGTCGGTCATTGCTCCCTCGCTTTCAGCATTGCGTCTGCCCACTTGTATGCTTCTTTTGCAAGAGAACACATTGTGTCTGGAAATGAAAAATCATCATCTACAAAACATTCTTGCTCAAGCTCATAGGCTTGAGCCATAATTTCTTGCATAGCCTTTGCCGCAAAATAGTCCCGCAGGGTCATGCCTACCTTGTCCTCACCAAAAGCCTCAAGCCCAACTGGGAATGCTAGTGGGTTGTTCATGTTGACCACCATGAAGCTAAGAGGACTGCAAAGCCAATGCCGATAGCGATGGCGGTAAGAATGTCGAGGATTGTTTCTTTCATGGGGTTGCTCCTTTAAGGTTGAAAGATGGGGCTTGCGCCCCGTTGGGTTAAGCAAAAGTAAAACTTTGAGATTCAAGAGATTTAACAAAATAAGGTGCGGCAGATTTAAGAATTTCAATTGATATACAACCAATTCCAAAACGTTGGGCTAAATATTCTTTAGCTATTTCGGTTTTGGCAACCATCAAAATGGTTGTGGCATTAAAAGTAGGAGAGGAGAAAGTGAAATCGGTCATATGACCTCCTAAAAGTTAAGTTGCGTTGCTGACAGTTGCCAATCATATAGAGTTGGACTACTAAGTCAACCCCCACCTATTTAATCCCACACACTCCACTAGGGTATTTAATCAGATAGCACTTGACTAATCAATCCAATGTTCCCTAGAATCCTTACCCATGAACACTCCAACCATGCAAACCATTGAAAACATTAGGGAAAAGGCTGAGAAAGCTGGCTACACCATTACTGATGTTGCTAGACACGCTGGCTTTGACCCCTCTCAGGTATCTCGTTACGCCACTGGTAGAACAATACCACTCGTGACTTCAATACAACGGCTAGAAGAATCGGTAGATTCCCTAATCCAGCAGCGTCTTATGGCTTTAAACAGAGGTACAGAATGACCACTCAATTCTTCAGCCCCAAACGCATCATTGGCATTGATGTTGGCTTAAATGGGGCTATTGCAATGATGCAAGGCGAGACTCTCACAGGTGTAGTCGATATGCCAACACTTACCTTAGATCGCAATGGGAAAGCCAAGAGGCAGATCAGCATCCCTGAACTGATTGAAATACTTGATATGTTCAAGCCTGAAGAAGCATTTATAGAGCGTGTTTTTGCTAGAAGTGGGCAGGGAGTTACCAGCGTTTTTTCGTTCGGGCGCAGTCTTGGTGCGATTGAGGGAGTCATTGCCGCAAGATCAATCAAAACTACCCTTGTTCTCCCACAGACTTGGCAGAAAGCTATGGGAGTTTCAGGCGGCAAGGATGGGGCAAGGGCTAGAGCAATGGAAGTCTTCCCGTGGAATGTTGACCTGTTCAAAAGGGTCAAAGACGATGGTCGTGCTGATGCAGCACTCATTGCTTGTTGGGGGTTAAGGCATGGATGACAAAGAACGGCAAACCTTGCGTGAGCATATCGTTTGGCTAGGCTCACAGCTTGAACAAGAACGCAAGCAGAACCAACAGACTGTAGTCTTCATCAAGCGTCTGCTAGACCCTGAAGACTTGGGTCATGCAGTCTCTAATGAAACAAGGCAACTCGCCTATCAACTACTCATTGAAAACCATCACATTGAAAGAGCATCATGGCAATCAAACAACTAAACCTTAGAGCATCAGCGGCATCTCGATGGATTGCCTGTCCCGCCTCTGCCAGACTCTCAGCACTGATGCCCTATGTCGAGGGTGGCGAAGCGGCGAAGATCGGGACTGCCATTCATGCGTTGGCAGAGACTTGCTATAAGGATGAATCAGACCCCATGACCTTTGTCGGTAAAGTCGTTGAGGGCATCACAATGACAGAGGAGAATTGTGACTTTGCTAAACAATATCTTGACGCTATTTTTAATATATACAACGAGGTTGAATGGCATTGTGAAGGTCTCATAGAAGAATTCCTACCCTACCAAGATACCCCTGCATACAAGTGTGGTGGTACTGCTGATTTCATTGGCATTTGCAAATCATGGCGCAAACTCATTGTTGCAGACTTGAAAACTGGAAGGGGTTTTGTCGATGCTGATAGTGAACAGTTGAAACTCTACGCATTGGCAGCACTAGAAGCTGGTCAACTTTACCAAGACATTGACACTATAGAACTTCAGATCATTCAACCTCATCATGGTGAGGTACGCAAGCACTCAATGACAACGCAAGAACTCGTAGATTGGGAGCATTACGTTCTAATCCCTGCTATTGAGAATGCTTTGAACCCATTGTTCCAACCCGTACCCTCGGACTCTGCTTGCCAATACTGCAACGCTAGAACTATTTGCCCTGCACAAGCAAACATCGCTGAAGTAGTTGCCACTGCACCGCCTGTAGAGATGCTCACAGAGGGTCAAATCAGCGTCTTGCTGACTAAGTTTGACATGGTTGAGGGCTACATCAAGGCGGTGAGAGATCATGCCTTAAAACGCATGGAGCAAGGCTCTGTCATTGATGGATGGCAACTGCAACCTAAACGAGCGTTGAGGTCGTGGACTGATGAATCTGACGCTAAGAAAGGACTCTTAGCCTTGGGACTTGATGAAGATCAAGTAACGAAGACCGAACTCATCACCCCTGCACAAGCCGAGAAACTGCTAACAAAAGACCAAAAGCCGAACCTTGAAGCGTTAACTTCTCGTATATCCAGCGGATTAACGCTTGCACGTGACAAAGGTTTAACACAATAATCACTACCCCATGAATACAAGAATCGAAACAATCGGAGATGCAACCCTGTACTTGGGGGATTGCATAGACATACTGCCAACCTTGCCAAAGGTTGATGCGGTGATTACTGACCCGCCTTATGGGATGGACTACAGACCAGAAAAATGGAAAAAATATTCTGGTGAAAAGTCTGATTGGATGCCTATTTATGGTGATGATAAAAAATTTAATCCAGCACCATTTTTAGATTTTGATGATGTAATTTTATGGGGGTTCAACTATTACAGTGACTTGCTTCCAGTAGGAGCATTATTGATTTGGGACAAAAGATGCAATGAATCTGGCGACAAAATGTATGGCGCATCTATTGAGTCAGCTTGGATGAAAAATCAATCTGGAACAAGGATTAAAAGGCTATTACATGGTGGAGTAGTAAATGCTGATTCTTTTAAAGGAAACAATGAGATGAGAATGCACCCTACACAAAAACCTATTGCATTGATGGCATGGTGTATAGAACAAGCTAACAATCCCATTACCATCCTAGACCCATTTATGGGAAGTGGCACTACTGGCGTAGCAGCCATCCAGATGAACAGGAAGTTCATAGGCATAGAGCGTGAACCTAAATACTTTGACATTGCTTGCCAACGCATAGAGCAAGCAGTAGCACAACCAAGATTGTTTGAAGATGTAAGACCCAAGCAAGAACAAACATCTTTAATATGAATCCCCCAACCCCGTGGCACAAGCCACTTTAACTTTAAACAGGAAACTTCAAATGAACTTAAACCTCTCAAACTCTGGCGGCTCTGGAAACTACATCCGCTTCTCTCCCCAAGCTAACGCTTGGTCAAACCAAGATGGTGAATTTGTCTTAGAGAAATTCGTC